GGCAAGAAGAAAACTTTTCAAATGTGGCGTATCGGCCAGATGGACAGCTAAACATTCCTTCGCAGGCTGCGGCTGACGAGCAAAACTCTATGCGCGAAGAGTTTTTGGCGTTTGAAAATGCAATGTTGGAAGAAAGAAATCCCAGCAAAGGCGATCCATTTCCACAAAGCAATTTTGCGTATGATGACGGCACTGTCCCAACGCTCCAAGAAATGGCGCAATATGAAGAAAATAGGCTAAGACAAGATGCAATAGACAGTGGTGTTCCACGGGCTGATATTGGTGGAACCGTTGCTTCACAAGAAAACAAAGAAGAAATGTTGTCGAATTATGGCTTTCGGTTTGGCAACAAAATGTTCAGAAATGTTGGGGCGATTGCAAAAGCTGCGCTGACTGGAGAAGGCACAGCAGAAACAGCCCTTGGCTCTTGGAATAAATATGTTGGAGGGGCGCAGGCAGCATATTTAATTGGAGGTGCTGCCGATTTATCATCATCAGCAATACTGAGTGCATTGGGATTGTTTGGATATGGCGCTGGCGTTGTGGCTGAACAAGTTCCGTTTCAAAGTGAGAACGATGAAGATCGGCTTGCGCGTGATTTGCTGTCATTCCCAGAAGCTCTAGACCCCATGTATGCACAATTTGGTGCATTGGTGCCTATCGCACGATATGGCAAAACAGGCTTTGCACAAGCTCCTGTTCGCGTTGGCGCTCAAACATCAAGTCAGGGTGGGTTGGTAGAGGCCGCAGGACGGGGAGCAGAAACCAATCTTGGCCCAACGGGTAGGCCACTAAGCACCATTATTCCCACGGGCGCTGGAGACGCTGTTCGCGTGGAGGCTAGGCCTATTGCAGAAATACAAAACGCTGCATCAAGATATATGAAGGATCGCGGCATAGATGCTGGTGATGGATACGATGTCACAGGATATCCAGAGTTAAATAAAGACAGAGCAAGGCTGGTGGCGGCTGCTTACCAGCAAATGAAAGATGACCCCACGAACCCCGCTGTTCGCAGGGCTTATGAAGCATTGATTGAAGAGACGCTGGGGCAGCTTCGATCTTTGGATAAAACTGGCATAGAATTAGATTTCTTAGCGCCAAACACGCCGTATCCATACGGTGCATCGCCTGCTATGGGATACGGTGATATTGTTACGAACAAGCGCCTTGTGACCTTCCCAACAAGAGATGGATATGGCACAGGCACCACAGCCAATGACTTTGAAGTTGCTAAAAATCCGCTGTTAAGAAATGTGGGCCGTGTCGGAACAATGGACGATGCAACCGCAAACGATGCGTTTCGCGTTGTCCACGATGCATACGGACACTTTGGGCCGGGCAATCCTTTCTTCCGAAGCAAAGGCGAAGAACGAGCGTTCTTAGAACACAGACGGATGTTTAGCGATGATGCACTGCCAGCAATGGCTTCGGAAACAACAGGCCAAAACAGTTATTTAAACTTTGGCCCTGATGAAATATTCAATGCAAAGGCAAGCGGAGAAACAACAAAATACGCTCCACAAAAAATTGGTATCATGCCAGACTGGGCAACAGACCCAACAGGAATGCCAGATGGCGCGGAATTGCGTAGGCTACAAAATATCGTTGATGACTGGCGAAGGACAGGCGGCTAATGGCTTTAGATGATCGCAAAGAATATGGCGTATTGCCAACTGACGGTCTACCAGAGGGCAGCTATGACGTTGCTGGGCCGATTGTTTTTCTAAACAGTCTTGCCAAAAAAGTCCCGTCTTACAAACAATTTTTGGACGATGTGATAACGGCAGAAGATCAGGGCTTTGACATTTGGGACTTAGATCGTGCGTTTAGAGACCCAATTAAAGGTGAGCTAATGTATGACACTGGCACGGCATATACGGGAAAGACGCTGCCAAAATACAAAAATTCTGAAGAAATACTTCAAGACACCAGTGCCATGACCCTAGATGACTATTTGGATGATAGCGAAATCAAAAAAGTTCTTGGCAATGCGGCTAGAGGTGTGAAGGTCGGAGAGGTTGAGGGTGATAGGCTAAACCTTGCTGGTGGCCTTACAATTCGTGGCGCACCAAACGAATACACTGCTTTATTTGTTGGGCCATCAAAAAATCGAGGCAGATTTAGTGAGCAAGAAATAATTGATCACGAAGTCGGACACGTTGTTCAAGAAAAGTTTGGAATGCCAATAGGCACAAATCCAACGATTGCCGCAGAATGGTTAAGATTTTTGAAATCTCAAGGCCGTATCAGCGATGAGGTTTATCTCAACGCGACAAGAACAAGAGACCCACAAGAAAGTTTAACTGGAAATTGGGATTACGACGAGGGCTATCGCACAAGTATGGGCGAGGCATACGCACGGGCTGGGGCAAATATCACGCAGACAGGCCAAAGGCCGCGCCTTTCTGATTTTGCAGAGCAAGGATTTCCAATTAAAAGAGAAGATATGTGGGAATTTTATGATGAAGACGTTAACAAGGCCAAAGATTGGCGCGTTAATCGTGGTGGTGCGTTGTGGAATTTTAAGCCATGATGAATGCAGGAGAGATATAAATGGCTAGAGCGGCAGTAAAAAGAGTGGCGCAGGCTGAGATCAGAGCCGCCAAGAAGTTTTTGGAGCGGCGTGGTCTAAAGTCTGACGATGTATCGCCACGCAAGTTTGCAATGGCTGCAAAAGAACTGGACAAGGGTTTTGCTGATACCCTAAAAATATTGGCAAGAGAATTGTCTGGAGGACAGGTCTGATGAATATTGTAAATTTTTTAAGAAATTTAAGCAGAAAAGCTCCAATTCCCACGCCAATGGAAATGGTGAGAGATAATGCTGCTTCTAGCTTAATTAGAAATCCTTCAAGCAATCGGCAAATAAATCAAATCGGAGCCTTAGACCAATTTGAAGGGCCAAGCCCAGCACAGTCAAACGTGCCTTTAACTCCGCAAGAGCTTGATGAGCTTTTGTATGGAAATTTCACACCACCCATGACAGCCGCAGAACGCGCAAGGCTGATGGAAATGCAAAACCCCGCTGGTGATTACGATGTCACTCAGTAGAGCCAGCTTCCCCTCCCTGATGAAACAAGGAACAAAAAATATGTCATATGGTAAAAAGAAACCTACAAAGATTGCAACCAAGAAAAAAACGATTAAGAAGAAGAAATCGAAATCAATGAAGAGGGGATACTGATGTCGGAAAATAAAGACGTAACAGTACACGTCACTGGGGTCTCCATGTCGGGGGGCGTTAAAAATGACGATAAGCGATCTGCTCCAGCAGATAAGAAACAATCTGGAAAAGAGACGGCTTGAAATAGCTGACGGTATGCTTCGGGGTCGAATGTCCGACTTTGAGGCGTACCAAAAAAACGTGGGAATTGCGGAGGGGCTGGAGCAGGCCGCTGACGTAATCCATGACACGATCAAAACTTTAAACGAAGAGGATGAATAACATGTCTCATCAACATGACGCAATATACACTGATGAAGAAACCAGCGCGACGATTGGCTCTCATCAAATCCCAATTCCAATGAATTGGAAGGTTCTTGTTCAGCCTAATCAGGTAAAGATGACAACCGCAGGCGGCATTCTGCTGCCAGACACCTCAAAAGACAACGAGGAATACCTGACCGCCCACGGCACCGTCTGTGCAATGGGTGACTTAGCATATCGTGACCGCGACACGGGGGAGCGTTGGAAGTCTGACGTTATGCCACAAATCGGAGATCGCGTGACTTACGGTAAATACGCTGGTCAGAAAATTGTTGTAAAGGGCGTGAAATTCCTTCTGCTGAATGACGATGAACTAACGTCTATTCTGCCAGAGGGCGTCGAAGTCGCCGCATATTTGGGGTAGGGCAATGTCAGAACAAGAGAAAATTCTTGAAGAAATCGAGGCCGAAATCCAAGCGGCCAAGGGTGAGCCAGAAGATTTTGAAATAGAAATCACTGACGATCCCGTCAAAGAGGCCAAGGAGGAGGCCGCTGATGTTGCGGAGGAGCAGGAGCCAGACTACGGCCCCAAGGTGCAGAAGCGCATCAGCAAGCTCGTATCGCAGCGCAGGGAGGCTGAAATACAGGCGCAGCAAATACAGGCGCAAAACGCGCAACTGCAAAAGCGGCTAGAGCGTCTGGAGCAGGGATCGCAGCAGAACGCCGAGCAAGAGTTTAACGCGAAGTACCAGCAGACCAAGCAGGCGCTGCACAAGGCCGTGGAGGAAGGTGACACTGACGCCCAAGTTAACTTCCAAGAGCAGATAGCCGACATGAGAGCGGCAATGCGCGTTGCACAGGCCACTGATCAATATCGGCGGCAGGACGTGCAGCGACAGCAGCAACGCCAACAACAGCAGCCACAGCGCCAACAGCAGGCGCAGGGCAACCAGCCACCTGAGAAGGCAATGGGCTGGTGGCAGCAAAATAACTGGTTCAATGCCACTGGCTTTGAGCGAGAAACAGCGGCGGCACGGGCGATAGACGTGCAGCTAGATTTAGAGGGTTTCGATAAGAATAGCGATGAATATTATTCGCAACTTAACGGGCGTTTACAAAAAGTGTTTCCTGAGTTAAGATCGGGGCCAAGTCCGAAGCAAAGACCAAAAGGTAGGTCTCCAGTCGCCCCCACTACGGGCGGGTCTTCAGCTTATAAGGGCAATCGTGTGCGTATGACGCAAGAGCAACTCCGCATGGCTAGGGAACTTGGTATAAACGATGAACGTGGTCTCAAGAAATACGAAGCCGAAATTCGCCGTCAACAGAGGGAACAATAGTCATGTCTGAAAAGAGAAACTCAAGAGCCGAGCAATCACGATCATCTGTGCGGGACGAAGAAGTTCGTCCAGAAGCCGCATGGAAACCACCAGCACTGTTGGACGCACCAGAAGCCCGTCCCGGCTATGTCCAACGCTGGGTCGCAACCTCGATTCAAGGGAAGGACACCCCCGACAACGTGTATAAAAGAATGCGCGAAGGTTGGGAGCCACGCTCCGCTGACACTGTGAAAGAAAAGTTGTTTCCGACTATCAATCATGGACAGTGGACAGGATCAGTAGGGATTGAAGGCATGTTGCTATGTGAAATGCCAGAACAAAAACACGCCTCACAAAAGGCGTTCTGGCAGAATAAAAACACAGAGCAAAATGAAGCAGTCTCAGGTGAACTTGATGCGTTAGGACGGCGTAGTGGGCAAGCGTTTTATCAAGAGCGCAAGTCTGAAACCAGTCGCGGCAGGCAATTGTCTGCCATGAGCGATTAATCTTTACGCTATAGGAGCGAAACATGGCAAATGTAGACGCCGCATTCGGGTTTGTCCCGATCCGTCACATGAGCGGTAATGCGCCTCGCACAAACAAATACACCATCGCAAGTGAGCTTGCGGAGAACATCTTTAAGGGTGATCTGGTGATTGTTATCGCTGCGGGTACGCTTACACCTCACACTGCAACTGAAACCAATAACATTGGTGTGTTTGATGGGTGTTCGTACACAGCATCTGACGGATCATATGTATACAGTGAATATTGGCCGTCAGGCACAACCGCGACAGACATCATCGCGTATGTGTATGACGATCCATACACTGTGTTTAAGGTTCAGTCTGCTGGCACAACCGCCCAAACAAATATCGGCAACTGCGCTGATGTTGTGGCAGGCGCAGGCTCGACCATTACTGGTCAATCTGGTTTTGAAATTAGTGGAACAATGGCAGCAGGCATCGCAACCTGTAAAATCCTTGCTCTGCATGAAACTCCAGACAACGCATTCGGCGCAAATGCTGTCATGGAGGTGACCATTAATGAGCATCTTCTTGGCACCAATGTCGCTGGTATATAAGGAGGGCATGACAAATGGCAATGAATAGAGCGAGTTTTGCGAAAACTCTAGAGCCGGGTCTGAATACTCTCTTTGGACTTGAGTACGACAGCTACCCCGCCGAATACACTGCGGTCTTTGAATCGAATAGCTCTCAAAAGGCTTACGAAGAAGACGTGCTTTTGAGTGGTTTTGGACAAGCGCCAACAAAAACTGAGGGTGGAGCGGTCTCTTATGACAGCGCAAGCCAACAGTGGACCGCGCGTTATCAGCACGAAACTGTCGCCTTGGCGTTCTCAATCACTGAGGAAGCTGAAGAGGACGGTCAGTATGGTTCGCTTGCCTCGCGTTACACAAAGGCGCTGGCACGGTCTATGGCATCGACCAAAGAAATTAAGGCTGCAAACGTCTTAAACTTCTCTCAGACTTCTGGATACACTGGTGGTGACGGTCAAACTTTGTTGAGTGCATCGCACCCAACACAGAACGGCATTCAGTCTAACGTGCTTGCCACGGCGGCTGATCTGTCCGAGACATCTCTTGAGTCGATCCTGATTAACATCAGCGACATGAAAGATGATCGTGGCCTTCGCATCGCGGCACAGGGTATGCAATTGGTTATTCCAACTGCCTATCAGTTTACCGCAGAGCGCCTGTTGGAAAGCCAGCTTCGCGCTGGTACAGCCGATAACGACATCAACGCCATTAAGGCTGGTGGTTATCTGCCCAAGGGCTATCACATCATGCGCCGTCTGACCGATCCTGATGCGTTCTTCATTACGACTGACGTTCCAGACGGTCTCAAGCACTTCACCCGTTCAGCAATGAAAAAGGGCATGGAAGGTGACTTTGAGACTGGCAACGTCCGTTACAAAGTTCGTGAGCGTTATAGCTTTGGCTTTACTGACTGGCGCGGCGTATTCGGAACCGAGGGCGCAGCATAAACAACCCAATCTTCTCTTCCTGTTGGGTCAAACTGGGGCGGTCTTCGGATCGCCCTTTCTTTTTGTTCAAACCTGTTGTATTGTGCCGACATCCCTGACAGCCGCACAATGTGGCTGACACTTGCCACGACAGGAGATCATCATGGCTAATACAACATTCACAGGCCCAGTACGTTCAGAGGGCGGTTTTCAAGTAGTTTCTAAAAATGCAACTACAGGTGCTTATACTACAATTGCAAATACAGCGTCCACAGGCATAGTCACAAATAAATATGTAAAGCATGTTGGTTTTGCGACAGGCGTGACCGTAAATACTACGGCTGGAGATAGCCCAGCAATTGGTGAGTTCACACAGCCTGCCAATACAATTATTACTGACATAAAAATCTTTTGCGCCACAGCCCCTGTAATTGGAACTGGTGATATTGGTTATGAAGTTGGTACATCTTCCTCTGGAGCGCAAATTGTTGCGGCTGTTACTGATGAAATTCTAGACGGCGGCACAACAGTTGTTCTTGGAAATGTAACGACAACAACTCTTGTTGCACAAACACAAAGTGGAACAACTGCTCCTGCCTCTGCTCAGTACACTTCTGCGGAACGTACAATCTTCTGTAATATCACCAATACAGTAGACGCTACCACTGCGGGTTCTTTCACGTTCATTATTGAATATGTGCAAATTGCTTAATTAATCTGGTGGGGGGCAACCCCCACTTCACAATCTAGGAGATTAATATGGCTGATATTACAACATCGACTACAATCATCGACAACACACATGAATGCGTGTTTGCATTCCAATATCAATATGTCGATGGTGGTAACGAAAGCGCAGTGTCAAAAATAGACGTGTCTGCCTTGGTGGCAAGTGCGGATGGCGCAACTTGCACGGGCCTTAAAATAATTGAATGTCACTGGGTTCTAAGCGGCATGACAGTTCAAGTATTGGCAGACGCTGATACTGACATAATTGTTATGCATCTGGCAGAAGATCAGCAGGGTTATCAAAGTTTTGAGAGATTTGGTGGCTTGCCTAATACCGCATCATATGGTGCAAACGGTACTGGAGACATCAAGTTTACAACAACTGGGGCTGGCGCGGCTGGTGATGCATACCAAGTGATCATCCGAGCGGTGAAGAAATATTAATTAGGGGCGCAGCATGGCGACTTCAGACACAGTAGCGTTTCGCCCAGATGTTGAAGAAATCATCGCGGAGGCTTACGAGCGGTGTGGGATCGATCCACAGACGCAAACGGGATACAAGGCTGTGTCGGCAAGGCGCAGCCTAAACCTGTTATTTAGTGAGTGGGCCAACCGAGGCATCAACTACTGGGCGGTAAAGCAACAGACGCTGACACTGGTAAACGGCCAGACAACGCCCTACACGCTGCCTGTTGGCACTATAGACATTATGGACGCCGTCATTCGGGACAGCGCAGGCACAGACACATCTGATCAAATCATTAATCGTGTGTCGATTGCCGACTATAATCAACTGCCAAACAAAACATCTTCGGGCAAGCCGTCACAGTATATGCTGGACAAGCAATACACGCCCCTGCTTTACATCTGGCAGATACCAAACGTCACCACATACAGCATGGTCTACTGGTCGGTAAATCAGCTTGATGATATCACGGCCAGCAATCAAGACGCTGACGTACCGTACCGCTGGTCTGACTGCATCTGCGCGGGGCTGGCAAGCAAGCTGGCGTTAAAAAACGCCCCCGACAGATTTCAAATATTAAACGAAATCTACGAGAGGGCATTCACGTTTGCGGCGGCGTCCGACAATGATGGCGTCAGTCTGAGGGTTCAGCCAACTGCGCTGAATTTATCGTAAATGGCAAAATACGCACGGGGCAAAAAATCTCAAGCGATAAGCGATAGAAGTGGCCTTCGGGTTCCCTATACGCAATTAAAAACGACTTGGGACGGCCTGCGCGTATCGCCAGAAGATTGGGAGCCAAAACAACCGCAGCTTACGCCTGCTAAAAATGTTGTTGATGCCACAGCCCTATTTAATCCACGTCCCGATAACGATCCAGAAAATGTCACGTTTTTCGTTGGATTTAATTACGACCCGTTTTTAGACCCTCGTCAAAGGCCGGGCATTGGAGTTCACGGCAAGGGCGGTGTTGGAAAGATATCCAGTTTTGATGTGGAAAACACATCCGTAACTGGAGCTAGTGGAACAGGTTCTGTTTCCAGTATTTCATTGTTTATTACTACAGAAATAAATGTCACAGGATCATCTGGTTCTGGAGAAGTTGCAATAGATGTAGCAGCAGTGCAAACTCTAGCAGTGACAGTTCAGAGCGTTGGCGGTGCAAACAAATACTTTATCGCTGGCGTTCAGCAAGACACGCTGGAATTGATGGAAAGCAGGACGTATTATTTCGATCAGTCCGACAGCAGCAACAGCGGCCACCCATTGCGGTTTAGCACTACATCTAATGGTACGCATGGTGGAGGCAGCGAATACACAACA